GCTTTTCTGGCGTCTTTGGCATCATCTATAGTGTCAAAGCTGCCTAAATGTATCTGTCGCTTGCCTATGCTGATATAGGCCCTGTATTTCCCGTTCTTAGTCAGTGCCACCCCGGTAATACCAGTGCTGCTGTTTTTATTCCCCTTACGGCCGAAGCCGGCGTATTTAAGAGCCACATGCTCTTTAGATGCTTCGGTTTGTATTTTCCTGCCGTCAACAAGCGCCTGACTGTCTCCATCTGTGCGCTTGCACCCGCAAGACAGTGATAATCTTTTAACGAGATTATGCGCGTAGACCCATTTTTCATGGCCGCAAACGCAGCGGCATAAAAAGTAGTCTTTGCGCTGCTTTAAAATTGTCCAGCACCCTACACGGTCACCGGGGTGCAGTCCAAAATCGGATTGCTTGTGAGCTTGGCATCCGCAAGATTTCGTCTTCCCGCAGCGTAAGGGACTGCGGAAAAGCCACTTTTCCCGGCCGCAGATACACCGGCACAGAACCTTGCCCGGGTGCTCCGGATCATCCACTTTCAGCACGGTCCAGTAACCGTATTTTTCGCCCGGCTTCATATCGGTCTTCTTCATAATCCTAAATTTTCCACGAGTACCAGGCGCTGACCAGCTGTCAGTGCCTCGATTTTTTCTGACAGCAGTTTCCGGTCGTCGTCAGATCCAACGGCTGCATCCAGCACGTCAAGATGCAGACCGCGTATTTTGCGGCGGTCGATGACCGCACCGGCCAATACTTCGCCCATGATTCCCAGCTCTGTTTCAGTTAGAGTCGGAATACTATCCATGTCCAGGTCCAACATAATCTGATACCGTTCCACGATTTCGCCTAGGCGGCGGGAAAAACCGCTTGTGCGGCGGCTATCACCTTTGGTTTCTTCTGCAAGTCGTTCGAGCGGTTCGCTCATGTAAATTGTTCTTTTCATTCTATAGCCTCCTTATAAAAATGGCGGCCATTTCTGACCGCTAAATTTCTTTTATTTTACAATTTCAATGATTCCTACGACTTCAGCATTTCTAATGATGCTTTCACCGGGGTCTGTCCCATAGCAGCTATGGTCACCAGCAATCAGGTAAACGTTATCTCCAAAATAATTGTCGTTCCAACTCAAACTTTTAATGATATCTTTTTTTAGATCATCAACATCATCATACGCGCCTGCATCTTCTAAACACATCGCACACGTACCATCAAGGCGGGCGGTTTCCCATTCTTCTTCGGGTAAAACTTCGGTTTCCAGCCAATTGTAGCTGTCAGGAAGTAAATCGCCAAGCTTGTAGTCTTCATCGTCAATTCTTACACCCATATAGCAACTTTCTAATGCTACTTTTTCGTTTAATTCGATAAATTTTACGTCCATGATTTTTTCCTCCTTGGCGACTTCCTCTAACGAGGTGCGCTCTCAAGATTTATTTTGGAAGGTCTTGTTTTCCCTTTCCTTGATTATATTATAGCATATATACGTAGACAGTCAACTATTTTATACGTATAAAATAAAAAAATAGCCCCCGGCCACGCTCGTGACCAGGGACTTATTCTTACCACTGTTTAATTGTATACGTAATGCTTCCGGCGTCTATCTGCCTGCCATCTCTCGTATAAACCAGGCCTTCCCATCGGCCGGCCTGGTAGCCGGCACCGAGATAGGTCTTGCCGTCCGCTGACAACAGTCCGGCTTTGATTTTGTGGTTGTTGCGGAGATTAATCTTGTAGACATCGACCGTTTGTTTGTCTGCGTTCGGCGTGGCAACGGTCCGGTCGGTCTGCTCCAGCGCGGGGGCCGGTAGTCGGGCATCTCCCTCTTTGATGGCCTTCGCTGTTTCCGTGGCCGCGGCCTCTACCGTCGGCGCTTCGACGGTGTATGTGACGACCGGCCGCACATCGCCGTCGTGGATCCGTTCGATTTCCCGCGTAATCTCCCGCGATGTGCCGGTATCAACGCCTAACGCCTTCTTCATTTTCTCGGAATTGGTCGAATCCCCATATTTTACTGTAATCGGCTCTGTGACGCGTTTTTCTTCTTTGTGCATGTAAACTGTCATTGCGATGATGAAAAACGCGACAGCTAGGCACACAGAAAGCCAGAATTTCCAGTTTTCCCGGAAAAATTGGATGACGACCTCTTTTCGGTCCATTGTATCACCACCTCAATACCAAACATCCAGGTCGACGTTGATGCCAGCGATATTCCCGGCATCCGAGTACTGCCAAACCGGGCTGTTGAGTTCCGGGTTCTCGACTTTGAGGTAGTTGACCGACGCCGTGTCTGCGACCCACAGCGGGACGTAGCCCGGGATGCTGCCGAGCTCGAAGTTGTCGTTGAACATCGAGTAATACGAGTAGATACCGACATAGACGCCCGCCGCGTTCATCGTGTTGACCCAGTTCATGACGGTCGCCGTCAGATCGGCAGGACTCAGAGCGAGCTGGCAGGGCGCTTCGACGTCAAGCCAGATCCCAGCTTCGAGTGGTACGCTGTCAAGGTACTCATGCATCGTGTCTAAGAGCCATTCAGCCTCCTGCGCCGCTTCGGCTTCCGTCGTCGCAAGCGAATAAAAATAGATGCCGAGCTTCATGCCCGCCGCTTTCGCGCCGTTGATGTTGTCCACGAAGTAGTCGTCCAGCTCCTGCCGGCCATCACTACGTGTACGTCCGATACGGACGATACAGAATTCTTTCCCCGCGTCCGCAGCGGCCTGGAAATCAAAGCCTGCCTGACAATAGCTTACATCGATACCTTCCATCATTTTGCGTTACCTCCCTTGTCTACGATACGGGATACGACCGGCGGAAGCCCCGCCGGTGTATTGAATTTAGAGTCTGTGTGATATTTCGTCCAGCAGGCGCCGGCCAGGGCGACGACCCCGGCCAGCCCGGTCACGACAACGCTGATTCCGCTCCAGCAGCTGGAGAGGTCGAAGTGCATACAGTACAATGCATTGGCCCAGTACCCGACCAGCCAGCTCACCATGACCGCCACGAGGAAGAGCATCATTACGCAGCTGAGGATGATGATGAGCGGCAGCCAGTTCTGCTGACCCCACTGGCCAAGCTGGATTATTTTTTCTTTCATAGCGTCGCCCCCTGTCAGTGCATCGCGTCGGCGACCGGCGCCTCGGTGTACTCTTTCGCGATGCGCTCGATGTACCCGTTGTCGCCTTTTAGGGCTGTATAGCTCGCGATCATGTCGGCCATCGCATTATATTCCTCGTGCGACACTTCGTGGCCCTCGATGATGTGATAGTGGTGCGCCGCGATGATGCGGTCGCGCAGGAGACACTTGAGCCCCCCCTCCAGGGCCTGCTGCCGCGCCCGGTCCGTCTTGAACATTTTGAGCAGCCAGCCGAGCATTGTGATACTAGCGGCCGGGATGACGTAGCTGATGACTGCTACGATGATTTGGTCTAGCAATTCTTTTCGCCGTCCTTTCGTGGTACACTCAGTTAAAAACGGAGTGTGATTCCAATGAGATTACCTAACGGATTTGGTTCGGTTTACAAATTATCGGGAAACCGGAGGCGCCCTTTTGTGGTCAAAAAGACGATAAATGGCAAGCAGAAACCGCTTGCCTATTTCGAGACACATGATGCGGCCCTCACTTTCCTTTTAAAATACAATCACGAGCCGACGGGGCTCACGGCGACGTTCGCCGACATCTACGAGCAGTGGAAGCCCACGAAATGGCCCGCCCTTTCGGAGTCGTCCCGGGCGGCCTACGAGAACTCCTTCCGGCATCTGTCCCGGCTCCACGATAAGACGATGAGCCGGCTGAAGTATTTAGATCTCCAGGCGGCGATGGACGATGTACGGAAGGTAGCCGGCTACAGCACACAGAAAAAGTGCCGGGTCCTCATGAGCCAGCTGTATCAGTTCGCCATCAAGCGCGAGATGGCCACAACGGACTACTCACGGTATGTCGAGATTGACCGGCACCGCGTTGCCTATAAAAAGCGTCCATTCACGGCCCGCGAAATCAACCGGCTGTGGAAGCAGTCCGACGACGAGACGGTCCAGGACGCGCTTATCCTGATATATACTGGATTACGCATCGGGGAGTACCTGGCCCTGCGACCGCAGGATATAAAAATCCGTGAGCGCTATATTGATATCCGGCACAGCAAGACAGAAGCCGGCGTGCGTAGAGTACCTATCAGCAAGCGGATACTCCCCTTCCTGGCCGTAAGGAAGCGGCAGCAGGTCATCTGTTCGGCCGATACCTACGATGCCTTCCGGCGCCGCTGGGACCGGACGATGAAGCGGCTGTCGATGCATCACACGCCGCACGAGTGCCGGCATACCCTGGCTTCGCTACTCGATTCTGCTGGGGTCAATGACACAGTCATCAAAATGATACTTGGTCACGCCCGGAGAGGCGTCACGAAGGCTGTCTATACGCATAAAACCTTGCGCGAGCTCCGTAAAGCCGTCGACAATTTGTGAGTAGCGCGGTACTAAGCAGTCTGGCCGCTGTGGCTATAAACCGCTTAGTACGTGGCATCACGGCGTGTTTGGCTTGTGCTTAACGTGATGATTTTTTCGGCATTTTTCGCTAGATATTTACGCGGCGGGAAGAATCCTAATGACTGTCGATGAATTAGCAAAACACACGCATGCAATCAATCATTTCTCCTCAACTGTTGCGGAATCAGAGGCATGGCCACTGATAGATCACAAATCAAAAGAATACTGGCAAACGATAAATATCAAAACGGCTGGTGAAGATGTGCCGCACAATAACCTGCAACCAAGCAAAGCTGTCTACACGTGGTTCAGGGTGTCTTAACCGACTCGAAACCAAACATAAGCAGCTCTTGATGGCTGTACATTGTTATGCGGCTTATCACCACCCGCTCTCTTTACGTTATTATTGATTGGACGATAATGCTTGGTCCAATGCGTAGCCTGGTACCAAGCGTCAGCGTAAGGACGAGTATCATCATCGGTGGCTAAAGTATCGTCTATGATGCTGTCATGTATATGCCTTGCCAACTCCTCGACAGTTAGGCTGTACGGGTCCAGATATAGACGCCCTTGCTTGGTTGGATGTTGTTGTGAGCTTTATCTTTACCTGTAAAATTTATATGGTATTCTGGACTCAGCTTGTCTCCACAATCCCACTGAATACTGCTAGAGTAATTAGCTGCTAAAAATTTACCATATTGTGTATCCTTCTGCGTCGTACCAAGCGAACCTACATATATTCGATAAACATGTGAGTGTTCTGCCAACTCATCGACAGCTATGCCATGCGCAGCCAGATATAGACGGCTTTTGACGGCTGTATCGTATTATGCGGTTTGTTTCCGCCTGTCCAACCACTATCCCATGTCTTGTTGGGGAGATTTGCGTCGCACCGCCCGTGTTTGGTATCGGTAAGTTGAGGATTGGAAGGTTCGTTTGGGTTCAGCCACCCTAGACCACTTTGATGGTAATGCCTAGCTAGTTCATCGACAGTCACGCGGTACGGGTCCAAACATAAACTGCTCTACAGGTTGGGGTGTTGTTGTGAGTCTTGTTGGAGCCAAAACTCGTAAACACATTGCTCCCATTCTCAGTAGAATCGTTTTTCGAAATTTCAAAGCTGGGTATATTTAGCACCTCAGCCCCTGTGCCTGTACACGATACGGTGACGGGCCTATCGCCATTCACAAATTTAAGGTACGCTTTCGTATATGGCAGTTCCTCGACAGTGAGTTGGTGCATCCGTTCGCCGTATGTCTGGCCGGCAACGAACTCGAAGCTGCCGAATTTGTCGGTGCCTTTGCCCTGGGAGATGAGGGTCAGACCCGGGTCCAGCATCTTCCATGTGCCGCCGAAGAGCGTCCCCGGGTCGGTTGCGTTATCGCTGATATAGTAGCTCCCGACGGGATGAGCGGCCAGGATGGCGTCTTCCTTTGCCTGCGTGACGGTGTCTGTGATGAGCTTCTTAAGGGCTGCGATGTCGATATCCTGGCCGTTGATATCCGCGGCGGCGCGGACGCCGTTACCGGACGTCTGGGCATCATGGAGCGCCTCAAGATTATTGTTGAGGTAGTCCAAGATGCCAGTATTATCGGCATTGACCAAGGGGGACGTACGTCCGTAAGTCCCCGCCTGGATGATGTTATTGCTGGCGTCCCGGAGCTCCGGGACTTGGTAAGCCTGTTTTTTCATCACTTCGCCTCCGTTTCCGTAGCAGCCGTGGATGCGGCCTGCGTGTCTGTGCCAGTGGTATCGGCGGTTGTCGTCGCATCGACTGTGGTAGTTGCATCGGATTTAACCGTATCGGTAGATTCGGTATCAGTTGGTGCCGTGGTCGTGGTGTTACCTGTTGTGACGGGGCCGGTGACCGGGTCTACCATTGTTGAGATTTGGGCGTTTTTCTTTGTGATGGTCATGACGACAGCATCACCATAATCAAAATCCGTATCAGTATCGGCATTTAAATTAATCATGTTTCCGACGTCATCGATAAGCGTGTACGTCGTACGGGATGCAGCCCCCTGCGGATATGTGACCTTACCGTTTACTTTAAATTCTTTTTTCATATTGATTTCCTCCTATAAATTTGATACGTCAACTCGACTAAAAGCAGGCGAAAAATAATAAGTATCTGGTGAACGTACTCCCGCCTCTTTAGGCGGTGAGATGAATTGCAGAATCAGGTTAAATACTTTCGCCATCTATTCCTCCTTTAGTTCGTATATAGATTCAAAGGCTTCTTTCGGCATTGTACTTTCTACATATTCATCGTTCGTTTTATAGCGGAATACATAGTATCCAGAATCATTTTGATATGCTTCTACCTCAAACGGCTTTTGAACATACTTTTTATACTCCATAATTTCCTCCTAAAGTGGCAGAACCACTTAACGGAGCTAAACAACTTTTTGTTGTTTCCTCCTACGATACAGAATAGGGAACCGTATTCGGGTCAATAGCAATGAACCCTGCTGTCCCCTGGCAAACAGTAACATCTGAGTCTAAATTAGTACGATATGACGTCAGTTTCCCATACGAAATGCTATAACACTCTCCGTAAAAGGAAAATGTAACCGTTACAGTTGAAACATTTGAAACGGCCATATCAAATGCAAAGCCAGCGGTAGCTCTATAGAATCCACGGCCGCCTACCATTATAAAATCCGTCCCCCCTCCCCCATCAAGATAATTATAACGTTCTTGCTTCTCTCCCGTATTCGTTGAAATAGTAATAGATACTTTATCGGCAGTATCCCAGCAAGTGTAACCATCGGGGGGACGATAATAGCGGCAAAGACCAGCCGCAACTTCCCCAATAATCCAAATATGAGTGGCTGTGGTTGGTATATTGATATTATAGCTATAATTCTCTGTATGATAGGAGGCAGGAGGGTCCTTGTAAACGGGGACATCTCCGGCATCCTTTCCCCCAGTACAAGTCCATGAAAGGGGGAAGGATGCGCCACTGCCAGCTTTTAAAACTGACTTACAAACTGCCGTAAACCCCTCTTTCGACACGTTAATAGCTTCTACATCTTGATACATATTGATATTAGTGTACCCAACAGCCGAAGTTTGTAGTCTTATAGGAAATAAAAAGACGGCCGGGGTAACATCCCACGGATTAGCAAACTTGACAGTTTGACCATCATTCACGGTTCCTGTGCAAAATCTCCCAATACCCGAAAAAACATGACCGTTGCTGTCAATAAAGGACATACCACTTTGACCAAATTGGACAGAGCTACCGCTTGTTTCTTTAACCGTCATACCTTTTTCATCCAGGGTAACAGCTCCGCCGACAATCTTTAAGGCACCAGCCATATTGATTTCATTAGCCGCTAATTTATCAGCGGTGACAGCTCCAGATGTAAGTTTATCAGCGGTGATAGCTCCGGCAGCTATCCGGTCAGTCGTGATAGCCCCGGCTTCTATTTTGTCTGTAGTCACAGAGTTGGAGGCCAGCTCGTTAGCGGTAACACTATTCGCGGAGAGTTTAGCTGTACTGATAGCTCCGTCTGCAATCTTAGTGCCTACGACTTGAGAATCTCCTATGTAAGAGGAGACGATAACCCCGTTGTCGAATACGGTATCCCCGGTAATGTGTATCTTGCTACCGTTTATCGAAATACCTTCTTTAGACAGGTTGATTTGCTGGATAAGTTCGCCGGTTTTTACTCTCATAGCAATATCGTTCTGGTTCTGAACAATAGCTGTGTAGTTACTATCTACCTTGGTTTTCGTATCTGATAAATCTTCTTTAGTAGCAGAAAGGTCTGTGACTACCGAAGAAATGCTATTTGCATTTTGCGTGATTTGAGAAACGAAGGAAGTATTCTTAGCGTCCTGAGCTGTTTTGTTGCTCTGTACTGTCGACGACAATGTGCTGGCGTCCTGCTTGATCTGGCTGATTTGGGTATCCACCGACGAGTTGACCTTGTCCTGGGACGCTTTCACGGTCGCGAAAGTCGAGGACAGCTCCGTTTCGGATTTGTTCAAATCGCTGATAGACTTATAGACACTGCTTCCCGGGTCCAGATTCAAGTTATTGACGATGCCGTTCACTTCGTTGTCGAGCGATGTGATGCGCGGAATCGCCATGTTGGCGTTATTGACAGCCGTCTTGATGTCCTGGTCGACGTTTTTCAGTGCTACGGCGTTATCGGCCAGGAACTGCTGGTCGACCTTGTCCGTGACGTAGACGTGGAGCGTGATGCTCTTTTCGCCTTCGCCGAAGAGGTCATAGTAGGCGGCGGCCACATCGTAAATCCCGGCCGCCTTCACGGCATGGTTAATAGTCGTGTTCTTGGTCTTTTCCCGCTGGTCGTTGATGTAGTAATCGACGCCCAGACACCCGGCGGGGATGGCCCCAACCTGAAGACGCAAGTTGCCGATGCCGGCCTGCGCGTCGATAGTCGGCGCAGCTGGCATATTTTTGTTGTACTGGAGCACGGTCGGGCGGCTGTATTTGTGGTCCGTACTGCACGCAAAGACACAGACCGTGCCCGTACGGCTCTTGAGAGGAATTGTCGTGCTGAGCCGGTTCGTGCGGGCCAGAAGGCCTGCATCGTCGGCGCCGGCATTCGTATCGGTACGGATTTCGTAGTATTTGATGTCGCAGTTCGTAACAGAGTCCCAGCTGATATGCGAGGCCTCATCGAAGATCAGGCTGACGTTGTCAGGCGTATTCGGTATGAGTTTCTTCGGCTCGACATAGATTTCCGTGTAAGGCGCGCTGTCGGCGTCGGTGTACAAGCCCAATTCGTCGGCCGTGCATACAGCGATTTTGTAATATTCGCCGGCTATCGCAGGCGATATAGTCAGCTGGTTCGCCCCGGTCCCGGCAAAGGTCCAGTCGGAAGAATACCCCGTCTTCTCAGCGGCCACGCCGTCCTTTAAGACCGCGTTCTGAGCCTGCGTCCCGGTGCGCTTATAATAGACCTGGCCAGTCAGCTTATCCGGCTGCCAGGTAATCGTGATGGAATAGTGAGGCGTTCCATCGGACAGGAACGCATACTTTTCGATAGCTGTCAGGTCCGTCGGCGTCACAGCGGGCTCTACATGGCCGGTGCACTGCACAGTCGCGGCCACGGGCTTCGACTCGATGCCGTCGAGAACGGAGCAGACCTTCACGTGATACGTGAGCGGCGGCGTGACGTTCTCGACGGTCGCGCAGGTGCCGAACACGGTGTTGACGCGGGTCCAGTTTTCACCGTCCCAGGAGTAATAGACATGGAAGTCATCGTACTTCGCGTTCTTCGGCATGTCCCAGGACGCATAGATGCGGCTGGTCTTGACGCCGGCGTAATTCTTATAGACCTGTTCGACGAGGTTCAGGTTCGTCGGCGCCATCAACTGAGGCGGCGTCGCGTAATCGATTTTCGGGTATTTCGAGTAATCGAGCTCAAAGACGGCGTCGTCGTACTCGACAGCCGTGATACTTACCTTTTGGTCGCCGTCGCGCTCGATCTTCGTGATGCGGAAAGGCTTCGCGGCCTTATCCTTGAGGCCCAACACGTAGTTGTCGAGAGCAGCCGGGGCGGCGCCATCGTCAAAGGCTGCCGTGACGGTAATCGTATCGGTCGTCGTGTCCGCCGTAAAAGCGGTCACTTCGCGGCTGATCAGCGCGTCGTTCGTCGACAGCTGGAACATTATGGTATACGCCTCTCCCTTGGTAAAGGTGACGGTCTTGTCGAGCTTGACCGTCGTGCCGGACACCAACACGATGCGGCCACTGGCCAAGCCGATACGCGGCACCTGGGAGTTGACGCCGATGAGGTCGCCGTACTCGCAGACAAAAGCGTTGACGTCGGCCGAGAACTGGATTGTTTGTAGCTGCCGTTCGTTGGTGGCCAGGGCGTAGACGGCTTCGCGGTACGCCTGTGTCCGGCTGGAGACACCGAACAAAGACAGTTGCGCTGTATTGTCCTGGCCATTCGCTTCGGCCGAGGCATAGGCGTCGGAGCGGATGAAGAATTCCGTATTCTTGAAGTCGTTCTGCGTGTCGTTGTACGTGACCTGCAAGCTGTGGGCCCGGTCCTCGGTCGCGGAGAACTCGCCTTTTACCGAGGAGATGATCGTCCGTCCTTCGCCGAAGACCTGGTGGATGACACCGGGCTTATCGACGACGACGCCGAGCTGGAGACCATGGCGCACCAGGGTCGCATGAGCGACAGCCAGGGCCTTGTTCGCGGCTTCGTACCGGCGCAGGGACGTGTCATAGTACGCGTCGAAGCGGAAGCGGGGCTCTGTCGAGCCGTCAGCGTTCTTCACATCCTCGTCAGCATAGTCCGCCGCGGCCTGCCACTGGTCCCAGTATTGCGTAAAGCGTTCCTTCGGGCAGCCATCGACATGATACTCTTCGGTCTGCGTGTTGACGTTAAAGAGCTTCCGGCAGTGATGCAGGATGTCGTACGCGGCCCACACCGGGTTGCGCAGGTCCACTTGTTCGTAAGCCTGCGTTTCCGGGTTCCAGACGTAGCCGATAGTGCGGCGCTGGCGCCAGTTGATGTCCGGCACGCCGCCGTTGAGCTGGTTCGTGGCTTTGATGCGCAGGGCCACGAGGACCTTGTTCGGACGGCTGTAGGCGCTGTCGTCGGCAAAAGAAGACAAGGTATTCCACTGCATAAAAGAGCAGTCCCGGGACGTGTGAGGCAGGCTGAGGGCTGTGACCCGCACATCGTAGCGGGCCGGCTCCAGGCCTTTGATAGCGTATGAACGCCGTACGCCGCTGTTCGTCGCCTTCGTGATGTAGTAGTCGCATTTCTGGACGTAGATCTGTACCCCATCCAGGCTGAATCCATCACGGAAGCTGAACACGTGTTCGCGAGTAAATGCGATGTAGCCGTTATCATAGCGGTCACCCTTTTTCAGCGCTGGCAGGTCGAAGACTTCAGAGCGCTTATTGCTCCGGATGACCCACTTCCAGGTAGTCTCGGTACGATAGTGATTACGCACTTTCACACGCGTCGTAGTGTCCTGCCGGTCAATAGTCCACACTTCATCGCGGTCCGCTTTTGCACCGGCGGTTACATTACTGATAAGGCTGGACGAAGAGTGCGCTTCGTACATGTTGCCGCCATGCCAGTCCGACGTCCCGGTCTTCCGGTATTCGATGTGGAACTTTGCAGTGCAGCCTTCATAGTTCCCGTCATCGTTCATATGATAGAGCCCGGACGGCCAGGACACGGTCACATCGATGCGGTTGCAGTTCTCCATATCCGTCGAGCGCACGACCGGCTTATTCTCAGCCAGGGTCATGTCGACGTACTGGTCGGCGACGGTGCTGCCGAAAAACGGTATCGGGGACTGGTTGTTCGTCCCTTTACGTGTTTCAATCTGCACGTCGCTAAAGTTCTCGATGGGCGTGTGCCCGATGCGGATGTCATCGATGCTTTCGACCGGCCCGTAGCCACCACAGTACAAAACGTTCAAGTACTGGTTGTTCTTGTCCTGGTCATCGCTGTTCGTCGTCTCGACGTGATACATAAGGAGCTGCGGCGCAGGGATACACTCACCAAACGTCTCGCCGATGACGCCGCCTTCCTGGGTCTGTACGTTCGGCAGTTCCCAGCCATAAGTCGGTGAGCTCTGGTCGTCAACGCCGCGAGATGCCGCCTGGTTGAGGTGGAAAATGCTGTTGATGATTTTCCCGCCAAGGATCATGACAGCGCCGGACGCCAGCGCACGCAAAGCCAGGGACGACCAGCCGACAAACATGGCCGGCGCTGCGATCATGAGTCCGACCATAAGGACGGTGCCCAAAATCTTTTTGAAGCCACCACCCGCTACGTGCGGCAGGATGAGGAGCTGCATGCCGTCCTTGACGTAGAAGGTCTTCGGGTCGCGGACCCACATGCCACCGACGTAGGCGTCCTTATCGCGCATATCGACATAGCCTGCCAGCGTCATGCCGGCGATATAATCTTTAGACTGGACCTCCGTCTTTGGATGGTCGTCAAATATATTTTTTACTAAAATGATGTCAATCATGTCTTATCTCCCACCCAATCATAAAAGCCCACAATCCGTGGCAGCCAGCGCCGTACCCGGTCGACGACGACCGACGTGTGGTACGCATGGATAAACTCCCCATAACCGATATAGACGCCGCAATGGTTCGCCCAGCCCTCATCGGCCAGCCGGATGACGACAAGGCAGCCGTCTTCCGGCTGGTCCAGGCGGTGCCACGGCGAGTGGTCGCGCTGCCAGACGAATTTCTGACCGATAAGCTTGGTGTCCTGGGGGTCGAACAGGTTATCCGGCAGCTTGATGCCGCGGCGGCGGTACAGCTCCATCGCCAGTCCCCAGCAGTCCAGGCCCTTTTGCGGGTCCCGGCCGTAATCGACGTAAGGGATGCCGATAAGGTCATCATACTTAAGCATAGTTGCCCACCATCCCCTGTTCGCCACCAAACCGCGACGGGATGCGGCACTCAGCGCGCGTGTTGTTGCAGGCACTGGCCGGCCCGGTGTACCCGCAACGGATATCTTTGAATCGGAACGGGCAGTAGTTACTCATGTAACAGTGCAGCGGGAACTTAAAATTGAGCTCCGGCGAGCAGCCGAGCTTGAAGGTGATCCACGACTCATCGTAACTGACGGAGTTGACCGAGAACTCGATAGTCATCAGGGCCTCCGTGCGGGTCAGCAGATTTTCATGTACCAGGTACATCGTGACTTTGGCGTCGGCCAGCCCGTTGTACTGCTGGAGATATGACTGGATGAGGCCACCGCAGTTGCTTACCGTGAGGTCGACCGTCGGGATGGTCTGCCCATCTGTCGTCATCTGCGAGAAACTGAACGGGAAACGAACAAATGTTTTTCCGTTCCATTCTACATCTTCCGTATTCCGGGCTAGATAAATCGGCTCGGTTAATTTGGCATGCTCGATTTTGAGCAGCACCAGGAAAGGTGCATCGGATGCCAGTTTATTCTTTTCTAGGATTGCGGCCGCTTCCCAAACAAGCATGGCTTACACCTCCTCAAATTGCGCGGTCACGGTCCAGCCGACAGGCTGGTAATACTGGAAACTGAGGTCCGCCGCGAACCGCACGGCATGTGTTTCTTTCAATGAGTAATCGGTGAAGGTGAACATATCGAACGTACCGACGCTCCGGAAGAAATCCCGGAAGACCTTCATCTGTTCGTCGGTCAGGCATGTCCAGGTATAGGACATCGTCTCTTTCACCCTCGTATTCCGCGGCCGGGTCTGTTTGTACCCGCCGTCGGTCTCCGTCGTGACCGTGCTGGCCGCCAGCGTGATCAAGTCGGTGTCACCGGAGTTCGATGCCGATGTGGCCATCGGCGCCGGCAGCTTATCAGCGGGAAAAACTTTCGTGCTCATTTATCTCACCCCCAAAGC